CGTGACACAGTTTTGCGAGTCAAACAGACGCAGATATCCACGCTGTTTGATAATACTGAGTTGTTCGAATTCTGTCTACCTAGTACTGATTTTAGAAATCCTGTCCCTGGTCGTAATTACAAGTTATATAATAAACATTATTTGGAATATAAAGAAGAATTTGATTCCGCAGAATTGACGGCTCGTAGTCATGCTGCTTTAGATGATATATTGCGAAAGCGGGCCATGGAAAGCAACTGCGAAAACGGGCCATGGAAAGTAATCTTCAACTAAGTGTTGAAGAATTGAATGAAATAAGAGCTAAGATGTTAGCTGCCACCAAGGACGGAGGTGAGTTCGATATGGCACAGATCACTGCTGAAATGAAAAATCGGCGTGACAAAATCGCTTCCGACAATAAAGTAATAGAAGAAGAGGGACGTGTCAATGTCTCTTAAACATATAAATGTACCAAATTGTGATGGCAAGTTCAAGCACCTTGACATAACGCATTTTAAGAAATTAAAGGATATGATATATAAACATTACGAACGCAAAGAGCAAAAGAAGGAACACGTTAGAGAGACATTCAAAATAACGAAAAAAGAGAGAGATGCCGTTGAAAATAAGATGTTTTTTGGCAAGATCGACCAAGTCAGCAAATATGGAATATTTCCTGATGTAGTTGAAAATAGTGTATATGTAAATAATATAATACTGTATGCACAATTACTTCCATACAACACGAGATTGAAATACATAGAATTATTAAAATTTATTAACATACATACTTATTATGATAATGAATCCTTTCTTTCAATCTTATCGACCGTCAGTGAGATAGCAAAATTATATGGACCTGAATTTGATAGCGACTGGGTTTATTTTTATGGTCTCCATCAAATGTTTGAATATTATCCGACTGTACCACAGAAAGCCATGTCAGATGATATCAAAGAATGGCTGGTCAATGAAGTTACTTTGACTATCGACGGTAGTGAAGATAAATGGCATCAATATTTTCGTGATGCGATAAACCAGATATTCGATCTTGAGTTCGAAAAGTCACAGGCTAACTATATGTCACTCTCTGAATACTTAAATAGTTATAAATGGTTAAAAGGCAAAGGCACGAATATACGTCCATCGAACATCTACGACAGCAAGAAACGTGTCATCAGACCAACCAAACGAACTAAACAGTCTGCATCATTTAATGTCAATCCCAACAACTTATATGACAAAGTGATGAGTGTGACTCCGCAAATTTTGCGACCTTTTCAGAAACCCGAAGTGGGTAAATTGCGTTCTATCATATCGGGTGATTTCGATAACTTTGTAAAAATGGATTATCTATCAACCTTCGTAGAGTCAGGGTTTAGTAATCATCCGCATATGTGTATATTCTATAATAAGGAATATCGAAATAGATTAGCTGTTAACATGTTAAAACATGGTGTAGATCCAAAATATATCAAATTGCCGTTAGACCAAAGCAAGTTCGATCATATGGTCACACGACGCATGTTACTAATCATATTCGACAAATTGAACAAAATTATGCCATCACAATTTGAGTATAAGGAAGTCATGCACTTCCTCACACTGTCTATGTTCTCCAAAGAATCAATAATAGATAATGACGGTGAAATATTACAATATGTAAAGGGGATAGCATCAGGGTGGCGTTGGAAA